TTGTAACTACATCTTCTAACACACATATTTTACATCCTTGAACTGGTAGCATACCTTCAATTTGAGAAGTTGTACCATGATCTTTTGCTTCTTTACGAACAATTAATGCATCGAGTTTAGTTCTTCTTTGGTTATCTAACCAAGAAGTCATTGCAACAGATGTTACTAAAGGATCAGCACCTAATGTAAGACCTGCTACTGCTAAAGTTTCATCATCAATCAAATCAAGAAGAAGTGTTCCTACTAGAATACTACCTTCACCAGATAATGAAACTAGTTTGCAATTTACGTAATGATCTGTTTTCCTACCAGAAGAAAGAGTATAATCTCCTTTACGATAAGCATCTGTTTGTAGATCTTTTAAAAGATGATCCCTAAACATACGAAACATTTCTTCTTTCGTAGGAGGATTTTTAGGTGCACCTGTTTTAGGATCAAAATTGTTAGGATTAAATCCAGTCATTATATATCTCCCTCTCTACGATTTTCTGAATAGTGAACATCAAACTCTCCACCAGGATATCGTGCTTTTAATTTTTCTACATTTCTTTCTACAACATCATCAAATGATACATCTAAAGCCATACATGCTTGTGCTACGTACCACATAACATCACCCAACTCAACAATAAGATGTTCTCTATTAGCGTCGTTCCAAGGCTTACCTTGGAAAACCATCTTCTTAACGATCTCCATAAACTCACCACCTTCAGCACTAATGCCAACAGCAGCAGTGGTAAGGCGATTAATATTGGCACCTTTTCCGTCAAGGGCACTAAGACTCTCAATAAAAGATTGATAATCTTTACTGGGATCGGATGTGACACCATCCACGAAATTAAGGTACTTATTAAAGTCAACACTCTTAGACATTTTCAACCTCTTCTGATGATTTACGTAACTGTTCTAATGCTGCTAAAACTTCTGGAGTCTCTTCCCACTCCCATACATTTGTATGTTTAGCATTTTTCTTTTCTTGTATAAAAGTTTTCTTAGTCAAAACTTAAACTCCGCAAATGATTTTGTATGCTTTTTATCTTCATTATTATACTCTTCTTCTTGCCCACTGTCAACTATGTCCTGTTGTGCAGATTGTTCACAATCATATAGTCTCATCTTTGCTCTATCAATACCAACAACAAATCGTTTGTAAATTGTTGGATCATTATATCTATTCTTTAATTGTTTGACCATTATTTGATTGAGACCCTCCAATTCCTCAGTAGATATAAGAGCAAACATAAGGTCAGCAGTTGCGGGAAGACCGAAGGACTCAGAAGTGTCGGTAAGGTCAACATCACTACTACCATAACCACTACGAGTAGTCTGGGTAGCCGATACAATAGGGAGATTAGCTTCAACCGCAAGACCCCTAAGTTCTTCCGCAATCGCTTTAATATATGAGTAAGAGTTGACGTTTGCATTTGCCCTATACCTACTTGATGCACATATGTTTAGATAATCTACAAAGATTATATCAGGTTTAAAAGATTTTTTCAATGCTAATTCATTCAATAGTGCTTTGAAGTGGCCACTATGTGCTGACGCAGTTGGATATTCTTTAATAATTAATTGACCTTGTGTTTTCCTAGTAAGGTTAGTAACCTTTGTACCAAACATTGGTTTTGGTATATCAATTATATTTTGTATATTAACATTTAAAAGATTAGCATCAATTCTTTCAGCAATCTTCTCCTCAGCCATCTCAAGCGTGATGTATAATACGTTCTTGCCTTGGAGTAACACACTGCTTGCGACATGACACATAAACAGAGACTTACCAACACCAGTGCCAGCGAGAGCAATATTGAGTGTTTTATTTGGAAGGCCGCCCTTTGTAACTTTGTTGAAAAATTCAAGGTCGAACGGTATCTTGTCCTCTTTCCTATGGTATGACTCATATCTTTCCTCATAATCATTTAGATAATCGTGTCCTATATGATTATCGAAAGAAACAGAAAGAGCATCAGAGAGAATGCTAGGAATAGCATCCCTTCCTTTGGATTCATCTTTTCCATCTGCTAAAGAAATTGATTCCATTAGTGCTAAGTATATAGCACGATCACGACACCACTTCTCAGTAGAATCAAGTAACCATTGATTCTCTACAACTGTTTCTTCGAAGGAACTATTAAGTTCACGTATTTCTTTTATCTCATTCTCTGTAAGGTCTGTTCTATTTTCAGTCTCAATATTTAAGGCTTCAATAGTAATAGCAGAACCATACTTTACAATAAAGTTAGTTATCTCTTCAAAGATGACCTTTTCAGATCTTTGTTCAAAATATTCTGGTTTAATAAAGGGAATTACCTTTCGTGAATATTCTTCATTGTAAATTAGATTCTTGAGAATACTAGTCTCAATTCGTTCCATAACTAAAGTTTTGCTGTGCTATAGCATCAAGTTTTTCCATTATATCATCTGTAAAGTAATCTGTGGGATTCTTTAATATTTCTTTAGCATATATTTTTTTACCATTCATTTCATATCTTCCCGCAACATTCTTCCACAGTCCTCCAAGTTCTCCTAACTCTAGAAGTCCGTAGTAGCGATCTAATCCTCTCTCGTCAAAATAAAGACGTATATTTACATCTTTGTTTTCTCTACTTAAGCGGGATTTAACCGTCTTAGCTTTAATAATGTTACCAACAACTTCCGTCTTATCCTTTTCTTTTTTCTTTGAAAGATAAATGATTGTAGACGCGGCATACTTGAGGCCACTGCCTCCTCCCATTTCTTTAGTTGGGACATAAGATCCGATGACATCATAGGTGTGATTTGTAACTATAAGGGGAATATCTGCTTGACCCAATTTTAAAGTTAACATTCTAAATGCACCTTTGACTAATTGTGATTTAGTCATATCACGGACTTGTTTATCGTCCAGTGCATCTCGGATCTCCTTCTCCGTGGAAAGCATTCCTAAAGAGTCTAACACAAACATACATGGTTTGCGTTCTTCTATAGGCATTTCTAGATATTTAGCAACTGCCTTAAGTGCCTTCGTCCTAAACTCTTCAATTGTAACAACATTTACAACAACTGTACGTGTTAAGTCAACACCACGAGACTCAAGTAATCCTTTATTAACTGCAGCTTCAGTATCAAAATAGAGACAATACCCATCAGGATTATTATCCAGAAAGTTTTTGACGACAGCAAGGGAGAAGTAAGTCTTTCCAGTACTGCTTTCACCAGCGATGGCAGTAATCTTATTACTAGAAACACCACCAAAAACGGAACCGCTAACCACTGCATTAAAGATGTATGATCCTGTGTCGATGTATCTTTCTGTTTCATCTATGTCTGCTGCTATTTGGGTGTACTCGTCACCAATTTCTTTAACAATGTCTTTAAGAAAATCCATAAATTTTTATCTCATTAAGTAGTTTTTGGAATAGTTCATTACCTTTGTGAACATTTTCTTCCCAATCAGATGCTGAGTTTTCATCAGCATTATCAGATATGTATTTAAAACTTCGGAACTTTACTCCTTGTTTTATACAAGTTTTAGCAATGGCATAGGATTCCATGTCCACTATATCACACTCAATTTCTGGTGTGCAAGTAGCAAACTTATCACCTGTTCCACATACTATTCCCCTTTCACCTAGTATTATACCATCTTCAAAGGGTGTTTGTCCAAGCTCACATTTAATTGGTCTTGCATCCATATCTCTATCAACATATCCAGTTACTTCAACTAAACCTGAGATAGGAGATACAGCACCTGCTGTACCAAAATTTATAATGTAATCATGTCCATCATTAATTGCTTTCATTGTAGCAATAGTTGCATTAACTTTACCACATCCACTAAAGTAAACTGGATAATCAGTTATTCCTTCTGCTTCTTGTGGAAGAGCAATAACGAGAGCAATAGAGTTAGATATCACACTCGTATTCCTCAGTTCTTTCCACTTTTAAATCATCTCTATAATTTTTTAGAAGATAATATAGTCTAGTATCACCACCTAGGGCAAGAGCCCTTACAATAGTATCTAAATCTTTATAGTTGATAGGTAATTCCATTAGGAGAAAAATGATTCTAACGTTACAGTTTTTTCTACATTCCAACCAATCGCATCAAGAATTGCTTTGAGTGGTTCCACAAAACTTTTCTCAAATTGTAAATCGTAATCAATGTATTTGTCAAGTCCAAGTTCTTTAGGAAAATCTTGAATGAATGATACAACGTTTTCCTGTATAGTATTCGGTTTTCTAAGATAGAGAAACTTGACCTTCTCTCCATTACCGATAAGTGAATATTTATTAGTCAACTTTTTCTGTTTAACATAATGGTTGAATAATAATGCACCCCGTATATGTATAGGAGTTCCCTTCGCATATATTGTAGAAGATGCCTGATACTTGCGAACATCAGATGCAGTACGGGGAAATGCTATGTCTTCTGGTGGTAATGTTTTGAATTCCTTACGACACGCATCAATATAATCAATCACCTCATCTTCTGTTCCATTCATCATTATCTTCAATGCATCTTTAATCATTGTGCGACATGGTGCAGGAGTTGATGACTTGACTGCTTCAATACCCATCATCTTAAGTTTAGGTTCTTCATAACGAACACCCTCACTATCCCATACATTTAAGATGTATCTTTTCTTTGCAGTCCAGATACCACGATCAGCAATGTTCTCACGTTTCATCACCATCTTGTTATCATACGCATTTACGTACGAGGCCAACGTCTCATAAGAACTCTCAATATACTTTTCAAATTCCACTTCACACACCTTATTAAGGAACGTGCAAATCCCCGAACCATCCTTCTCTCTATCTTTGTATACGACCTCCACCAAAGGCCCAAGATTAAGATAGATGGAATCAGTATCTGAAGCAATAACATAATCTTCATTCTCCGTTTTCAATATTTTATTTAAGTACCTATTCATGCGGTTCTCTATCCAACGAATAGATACCTGACCTGATAAGGTAATTGCTTCTGCATTAGCAAGTTTATAATACCTAAAGTACTGATTGCCGATAGCACCATAAGCACTATTAAGTTGAATCTTCCTAGCCATCTGAATGTTATTGCATCTAGCAATTTCCTTCTCCAACCTTTTAGACTTCTTCTTTTCATAATCCTGCTTTGCTTGTAGCATTTTCTTTTTGTAAATGGTTCGATCTTTATAGATCTTCTCCATCAGTTCTGGTAAGAACCCACGAACATCCTTTCGATACATTGCACCATTAGCACAAACTGCACTGTCCTGATGCATCTCAAAAGTCAATTCCTCATTAAGTATTTTATCAACAGTTGCTGTTGGGTGTTTTGTCTCAAGGAGTGTCTCTGGGGAAATATTATATTGCATAATAAGATGGGGATACAGACTGTTGAGGTCAAAAGACACCACCCAATCATACTTTCCAGGTATCGGTTCTTTAACATAGGCACCTGCGTATTTTGCATCCTTATCAGTTTGTTCTTTAGGAGGAATAACAACATTTCTTTTTTTAAGATAGTTGTAGATAATTGTATCCCACATACGAACTTGAGAGAATACATCA